GGCATTTAGTTTTTTTACGTAGGGTTAAAAGTTTGCTGGCCCCGTCGAATCCCATTGCCGCACATACGATTTCGCGCACGCACCACACGCGAAAGTCGTTACGTATCAACGCTTTTCGCGCACCATGACGACCGAGCAATCCGCAGGCCAACGCCTGGTCTCAGAGCTGTCCCGTGATGGTGACCCGTACTCGCTGACGTTCCTGATCCAACTGGCCGGCGACACAGCTGATCAGTACGAGCAGTTGTCGACGCTACTCAGTGGTGATCGCGGCACGTGGGCGCAGGTGAAGATCGGCGCCAAGACGGTGGAGGTGGTCGTGACGGATGTGATGCGTCGCCGCGATGCCACTGCCGAAGCCTTGCGCAAGTTGATCACCTCGATCAATGCGCAGCGCGGCGCGATTCCACCGAGCCCGAACAAGAACGATGACCTCGCCGGCCTCGACTGAGGACTGGCCACAGCTCGAGGGTCGCCGTGAGCCCGAGAAGTTGTCGGCGTTCCCCGGCGACGACCGACTCGGCCACAACGCGCTCACCCTAGCCAGCCGCATCGGCACGCCGCCGATGCCGTGGCAGATCGACAACGTGCTCGCCATCCTGCGCACCAACGACGACGGCACCTGGACTCACCCCGACGCGTGCATCATCTGCCCGCGGCAGAACGGCAAGTCGGAGATCCTGCTGCTGATCTGCCTGTACGGGCTGTTCGTCCGCGGCGAGAACGTCGTGTTTTCGACCCAGCAGTGGAAGACGGCGCGCAAGCTCGCTATCCGGTTCCGCGCGATGATCAAGGCGCGACCCGACCTCTGGGGCCGGCTCGCCTGCCCGCCGACCCTGTCTCAGGGCCAGAGCATCGTGACGCTGAAGGCCGGGCCCGAGCTGATGTTCGTCACCCGCTCGGGCGACACGGGCCACGGTCTCGACAAGGTCGACCGGGTCATCTACGACGAGGCGTACAACCTCACCGAGGCCGAGATGTCGGGCCCGACGCTGGCTCAGATGGCGGCGCCGAATCCGCAGACGATCTACACGTCGTCGGCGGTGAACGCTCAGGAGCACCAGAACGGCCAGGTGCTCGCAGGCATCCGGCGCAACGGGCACCGCAAGGCCAAGGGTCTCTACTTCGCCGAGTACATGGCTCCCGAGCCATCAGCCGACATGCCCGAGGGTGAACGCAAGCGGCTCCGTGAGGATCCCGCCACCGCGAAACTGGCCAACCCGTCGTACGGCGTGATCCAGACCGACGCCAAGGTGGCGAAAGCGATGCTCAGCTTCGGTGGCACGGCGATTGGCCGGCGCACGATCGAGGTCGACGTGCTCGGCTGGGGTGACTGGCCGGTCGACGCCGACATCCTCGTCTCTGAGATTCCGGCGCAGAAGTGGACGGACATGGGCCCGACCAAACGTGACCACCCGCTCAAGCTGATCAACTCCCCAGCCATCGGCCTACACCGCGGCGACTCGGGCGTCTGGGTCATCACCGGCGCCTGGCCTACCGACACGGGCCGCGCGCATCTCGAGCACGGCTACAGCAAGTCCACCTCGAGCATCGCGGTGGTCAAGGCGATCGTCGATCTCGCCGCCGCGTGGGATCCGGTCGCCGTCGCAATCAAGCGCCCCAGTGACGCGGCAGCGATCGAGGCCGAACTAATCAAGGCCGGCATCGAGCCCGAGATGGTCGGCGGCGGGCGCTGGGCTCAGTGGTGCGGCGGTTTCCTCAATGCCGCCATGTCATCCGGCCTCTCGCATAGTGGCCAGCCGCAGCTCGACGACGCGGCAGGCGCAGCAGTGAAGCACGAACTACCAGCCGGCGGGTTCATCTGGGACGAAGACGCCGCCGGATCCTCGTCGGCAGGCCTGATGAGCGCCACGCTCGCGCACGGTGCGCTAGTGGAGTTCGGCCAGGTGAAGAAACGCCCGCCGGCCAAGCCTCAAGGCGGTTCGACGCGGGCGACACCGCGCAGTGGAGAAACCAACGTCATGGAAATGGCCTTTTGAACGAAGGGAGTGAGGCGCTAAGTGGCTGAATCGAAGACCAAAAGCGCCGCTCCAAAGGGCTCAAAGGGTTACGTCAACGGCCTACCCGGCTGGTATGGCGGGCCCGCGGACCTATTCGAGGACAATCCCGATCTGTTGTGGCCGAACTCGGTTCGGACGTACACCCAGATGCGCCGCGGCGATTCGCGGGTGTCGTCGGTGTTTCGGGCGGTGGGGTTACCGGTGCGGCGTACCGCGTGGCGGATCGACAAGAACGGTGCGCGCGACGAGGTAGTGGAGTTCGTGGCGGCCGATCTCGGTCTGCCGATCGGGTCGGAAGACACCAACGACGCCAAGAAGCGAAACACGCAGCGGCTCAAGGGCCGGTTCTCCTGGGCGAAGCATCTCCAACAGGCGCTGCTACACCTGCAGTACGGCCACTCGGTATTCGAGCGGACGTTCCGCATTGGCTCCGACGGCATGGCGCATCTCGACCAGGTGTCTCCGCGGCCGGCGGCAACCATCGCCTACTGGCACGTCGGCATTGACGGCGAGGTGGAGTGGATCCAGCAGTGGCCCGCGGGCTCGTTCATCGGGCCAGGGCTACGACCGGTCGGCATGATCGTGCCGGCGCTGATCGGTGTCGAAGCGATACCAGCGGATCGGCTGGTGATGTACCAGCACGAACCCGATCCCGGCATTCCGTACGGCACTAGCCTGCTGCGCCCGGCATACAAGCACTGGCAACTCAAGGACCGCGCAATGCGGATCGAGATCGCAGCCCTCGCCCGCTTCGGCCTCGGCGTCCCCGGCTTCACGACCAGCGAGGCCGAGGCGGAAGACCAGGCGCGACTCGACGAGTACCGCGACCTGGCCATGGATTACACAGGCGGCGAGAACTCGGGCTTCTCGGTCCCGTACGGCGCCACGTTCAAGATCTACGGGCCCGAGGGTAATGCGCCGGACTTCATGCACCCGATCGAGTTTCACGACCGCGCAATCGGCTTGGCGGCGCTGGCTAACTTCCTCAACCTCGACGGCAAGGGCGGCAGCTACGCGCTGGCCAACGTGTTGTCGACGACGTTCACCGATTCGGTGCAGACGGTCGCCGAGGATGTCCGCGACGTGGCGCAGGCCGACATCGTGGAGAGCATCGTGACGGCCAACTGGGGCCTGGACGAGCCGACGCCGCTGCTGTGCTTCGAGGAGATCGGTTCGCGGCAGGACGCGGCGGCTGCGTCATTGGCACTGCTGGCCGGCGCCGGGCTGATCCACCCCGACGCCGATCTGGAAGCAGCGATCCGCCAGTCGGCTGGGCTGCCTGCGCCGGATCCGGCCGAAGACGCCGCCCCGCCCATCGATCCCGCGGCTGATCCTGGCTCCCAGGCGGGCGTGAGGGTCGCCGCGCACACGCGTCGCGCGCCGGCTGCCCGGCGCCGCGCGCCCAAGACGAATGGAGGCGACACGCTGTGGTAGCTGACACGTTGCAGTTCACCGATGACGATCTGGCCGAGGCTGCTGCGAAGCGGCTGCAGGACAAGGGCGTCCGGTTCAAGTCGGCTCGAGCCGAGGGCGATAAGCCCGCGGGACCGTGGTACGCGTTCAAGAACCTGGCCGACGGCGACACCTCGGCCCAGATCGACATCTATGACGAGATCGATTGGTACTGGGGCGTGTCGGCGGTTGACTTCCGCAACGACCTCAAGGCGCTACCCGAGTCGGTCACACAGATCGACCTGCACATCAACTCACCCGGCGGTGACGTCTACGAGGCGATCGCGATCATGAACTGCCTGCGTCAGCACGACGCCAAGGTGGTCACCACGGTCGACGGACTGGCGGCGAGCTCTGCGGGATTCATCGCCGTGGGCGCGAGTGATGAGCTGATCGTCGCCGAGAACGCCGAGATCATGGCTCACCTTCCGTGGGCCATCATGATCGGCGACTCGGCTGACATGCGCAAGATGGCCGACGACCTCGACCGGATCGGTAAGAACATCGCGTCGATCTTCGTAGCCCGTGCGGGGGGCAGCCTCGATGAATGGATGTCGATCCTCACCGCCGAAACCTGGTGGTCCGCACAGGAAGCCGTCGATGAAGGTATCGCAGATTCGGTGCTGAAGGCGCCCAAGCGTGACGCCAAGGCCGCGGCGAAGAACCGATTCAACCTGTCGGTGTTCAACCACGCTGGGCGCTCCGATGCGCCAGCGCCGCAAGCGGTGGCGCACAACGAGACCCCTCAGACCGTCGAGGTCGAGGCATCCAAGGAAAAGGAGAACACTGTGGCAACCCTCAGTGAAATCGCGCTCCAGAAGCTCGGCCTCGACGCCGAAGCCGACGAGAGCACCATCGAAGCGGCGATCGACGCCGCACTGGCCGAGAAGGCGCCCGAGGGCGATGCCGCCCCCGCGGATCCGACACCGGAGCAGGTGGCCGCTGTGGCCGCCAAGTACGGCCTGACCGTGCTGGACAAGGGCGCACACGATCAGCTGCTCGCCCAGGCACGTGACGGTGCCGCGGCTCGCGCACAGCAGGTGCGCGACCAGGACGACGCGACGATTCACGGCGCGCTGAACTCGGGCCGCATCACCCCGGCCAGCGAGGACACGTGGCGTAAGTCGTTGGCCTCCAACCGCGAGGATACCGTCGCGCTGATCGCGACACTGCCCGAGAACAAGGCGCTGGCGGTCACTGAACTCGGCCACGGCGTCGACACCGAGGCGTCGACTGCCGACGCCGAGCTGGCTGGCGTGTACGCCCAGATCACGGGCGACATCTACGGAAAGGACGCCTGATCATGGCTACCGAATTCACACCGCTCTTCGACGATGGCGACGAAATCACCCGGGCCACTTCGGGTGCCGTCACTGCCGGACAGGCGCTCATCGTCTCCGGCGATGACACCGTGGCTGCCTCCACCGCTGCCTCGGCAGCGTTCCTGGGGATCGCTGCATTCGACGCCGCCAGCGGCGCCGACGTGACCGTGCATCTGGGCAAGGTTCACGAACTCACGTCGACCGGCGCCATCAACGCGGGCGATCCGATCACCTGCGCGGCAGCCGGCGCAGTCGCAGCGTTCAGCGGCACCACCTACTCCACCATCATCGGCAAGGCACTCAAGGCCGCCGCGTCCAACAAGGTCGTCGTGCGGCTCTTCTGAGCCACGCGGGAATCAGAAAGCGAGACAAGCAATGCCTGTTACCTTCCCGCCCGGAGTGCCCAGTCTCTCCGGCGACGTCCTGTCGATCAACCGGTTCCTGAAGGATCCGCTGTGGATCCTCCGCGCGCTGCGCACCATCGAGCAGCAGATGTTCGTGGCCGACAAGATCTTCACGGGTCAGCAGTACACCGAGTCCGGTGCTGTCGGCTACGAGCAGAACGAGTCGATCTTCGCCGACCGGACCCCGAAGTCCGTTGCGCCCGGCGCTGAGTACCCGCTGACTCCGATCAGCACGGGGCCCGCGCAGATGGCCAACACGGTCAAGTGGGGCCAGGACGCGCAGATCACTGACGAGGCGATCAACCGCATCCGGTTCGACGCCGTCAAGCGTGCGTTCCGCAAGCTGGTCAACTCATCGGTGTCGAAGATCGACTCGGTGGCACTGTCGGCCGCCAACTCGGCGATCACGCAGAGCACCGCGGTGTCGGGTGGCGCGTGGTCGGCCAGCGACGGGTCCGCGAGGATCCTGCGCGACGTGACACGGGCGACGGCGAGCCTGCTGAAGCTTAAGCAGGGCTACATGCCCGATGTGGTCTTCGTCGGCCTGGACACGTTCGCCAACGTGACCAGCGACGACAAGCTGGTGGCGATGCTGGCCCGCGAGATGCCGGGCGTGCAGAAAGCACCACTGCTGGCGGGGATGGACAGCCCGTACATGCGCCAGATCGGCGGATTCCTGTGGGTCACAAGCCCCAACGCGCCGGTCAGCAACGCTGCCACGGTGCTGGATTCCGGCGTGTTCGGCACGTTCGTCGACGAGAACCTGCCCGCGCCCGGCTACGTCCGCGGCGAAGGCATGACGCAGGTGAAGACCATCCGCGACGACGACGCCGACCAGTACCGCGTGCGGGCCCGCCGTACCACGGTGCCGATCGTGCTGGAGCCCGCCGCGGCCTGGAAGATCACCGGGGTGGATTCATGAGCTACCAGGTCATCGCCCCGTGCGTGCTGGCGAAGGATCAGAACGGCCTCATCCAGCACAAGTACGAAGGCCAGCTCATCCCATGGTTGTCCGACGAGCAGGCTAAGCACTTCCTCGATGGCGAGGAACCTCTGGTCGTCAAGGTCGGCGGCCCCGCTGTCGATGACGAGCCCGACGACGGCAAGCCCAAGAAGACCGCCCCCAAAGCGGACTGGGTCGAGTACGCCGTGGCCGACGGCTACGACCGTGACGAGGTCGAGGCCATGAACAAGGCCGACATCCAGGCGCTGTTCGACTGACGTGACTGCTCCGTACCTCGCGATCGGGCCGTTCACAACCCAATTCGGACGCGCCCTGTCGGATGCCGAGACCCCCGTGGCTACTCGGCTCCTACAGGTCGTGTCCGATTGGATCTACGACCACGCGCCCGCGCCCGTCAGACAGCTCGACGCCGAGCAGGTGGCATTCGAGGTCACGCGCGACCAACTCAACCTCGGCGCATACTCGCCATTCTCGGCGTTCCAGAACATCACGGCGCACCGCACCGAGGCTGGCACCTTCAAGGATGATGACGACCTGCTCGAGGAAGTCATCAGCAAGCGCCAGAAGCGGCTGCTCGACATCCCGCTACGTGCGGCGCCGCGCGGCCATTTCAAGAAGTGCGACTACTGACGTGTTCTCGATCGGCAACCAGCGCGTCGGTATCGTGACTGAGGTGCCAGTCCTCGACGGCGCCGGCAACCCCGTCGTCGACGAGGCCATGGCGCCGGTCGATCCCATCGAGGCCGTCGTGTGGATCGACGGCTGCGAGTTTGAGGTACAAGTCCTCGGCGTCAATCAGATCGAGCAGCAGGACGTCACCACCACGACCAACGAAATCGCCTGGTGCCATTTGCCGGTGACGACCAAGGGTGTGGACGACGACGGTGATCCCGTGGTCACTGACACCCGGGCCATCACATCGGCGATGAAACTGCGCCACGCCAACCTCACCTACGAGATGCGAGGTGACGCCGTGACCGAGATTGACATCCGCGGGCGCCAGCATCACGTGTTCGCCCTGTGCGAGAGGCAGACGGGCTAATGGCCAAGAGTCGCGTGCGCGAGTCGACCAGCGAGATCGCCGACGAGATCGAGCGCAAGATCCGTAAGAACGAACGCGCCAAGCTCGACCGCGCAGTTCTCAAGCGGGCCAAGGAAATGCAGGCCTACGCGGTGTCGATCAGCCCCGAGGACACGGGCGAATACATCGACAGCTTTGAGATCAACCGCGTCGACCGTGATGGCCTGCCTGGTCGCTCACTGTCGAACACCGACCCGATCGCCAACATCATCGAATACGGGTCCAATGACACACCGGAGTTCGGCGTACTTGGCCGCACTGCACACGCATTCGGCGGGACGGTCGACCACTAGTGAGCGCCGAGCTCTACCTCGATGCCCCCGAGGACATCGAGGACCTGGTTCTCGCCTGGCTGCTCCCGCTGGCCGGTTCCCCCGCGGGCCTGGGCCTCGAGCGACCCGACAAGGGACCGTTCCCGTTCCGTCTGGTGACGGGTCTGCACACGGTCGACGACTGCAACCTGTTTACAGCTGAATCGCTTGTGTCGGTGCACACGTTCGAGACTCACCCGAACCCGCAGCGAGCGCGCTCACTGGCCAAGCGCGCCGCCCGCGACACCCATCAGCGGATGCTGCTACTGGCCCACGATGCCATGCCCGACGTCGTGATGGCCGATGGTCGCCTGGTCAACGTGGACTACCTCGAGGTCGCCGAACGGCCGCATTACGAGGACTACAAGACCGACACCGTCAAGCGCTACGTGGGCCGGTATCTCGTCGGCCTCTCATTCGTCGCGGCCTAGCCCACCCGCGTCGCGGCAGAACGCCGCAGTCTGCCGGATTCCCTTCCGGTTCTTCACTATCCGAGAAAAGGAAACACGATCATGGTTCAACCCCCTACGGGCACAACCCCCGCGGCTGGTGGATACACCGACGTCGACAACCGACTCCAGGGCGGGCACCGCACCGGCCTGATCGCCGTGCTGTTCCGCGACGCACATGGCGCGTCGACGGACATCTCGCCCCACAACTCGAACGGCACCGTCAAGTGGAGCCCGTTCGCTCAGGACGGCCAGCTCCGCGACGACCTGTTCGCGTTCAAGCGCGGCGCTGGCGGCTTCTGGGTGGTCAACCCGAGCTCGAACGAGGGCTGGCACCTGGCGGGCGCATTCGGCGAGGGCAAGGGCCCGTCCACCAAGCCGAAGATCGACACCGACGACCAGGCGATCGAGCAGACGAACTGGCCGTTCGACTCCGTGATCACCAAGCAGGACGAGCCGTTCACGTTCCAGGCGCTGCAGAACCTGCAGCCCGCAATCATGCGGCTGCGCAACAACCTTCCGCTCACGGCAGCGAATGGCACCCTGCTCGTCGAGGCACCGGGGCAGCCCGACGCCGGATACAGCCAGCCGCTCGAAACGGACACGCCGGATCGCCAGTTCCTGCTCTACGGCATCCGCAAGCGCCAGGGCAAGTACCAGTTCGAGGTCGAGGCCTACGACTGCACGCAGCTCAGCGACATCGGCCAGCGCACGTACGGCAAGAAGGGCACCGCCGCCGAGCTCACCTACAAGCCGATCCCGTCCGGCTTCTACATGGGCGTTCAGGACGGCGAGTACAAGCCGATCATCAAGCACACCCACGTCGGCGGCGACGCCTGGGCGGCGCTGTATGGCTCGCCGGTCTCGCAGTACACCGTCACGCTGGGCACGCAGTCGAGCGGTTCGTTCGCGCTCGGCCTGGACAGCCCGACCGCCGCCCCCGGCATCGCGTTCGGCGCCACGGCAGCCAACGTCAAGACCGCGCTCGTCGCGATCGATGACGGCTACACCGCCTCCGACTGGACCGTCGCTGGTTCGGCTGGTGGACCGTTCACCGTCACGACCCCCGCGGGTCGCGTGCTGGTCGGTTCGGGTGCCTCGCTGGGCACTCCGGGCTCGTTCGTGATCGCGCCCGTCTAACCCACTCAAGCCCCTGGCGAGTGGGTGTGGGCTAACACCCACTCGCCAGGTCACCTTTAGCCCACTTAGCCCACTTAGCCCACCCGAGAGGAATTAGCCCATGTCTCAACCCGTTTCAGATTCAGCCGAGGCCCCGAAGCTGCCGCCCGTCACCGATGAGGCGGCCGAAGCGGCGCGCGATCAGCTCGCCGAGTACTACAGCTTCGCGAAGTCGGACGTTATCCCCGCGGGTGGCGAGCTTTTCGAGATCCCCAACCCGTCGCTGCTGAGCGAAGATCAGCAGGAACGCTACGACGTGGTGCAGCACCAGCTCCGCAGGTTCGCCCACGAAACGATCGTGATCCGCAACATGATCACCAATGAGGTCGTGGTGGATCCGAAGACGGGTGAGCCCCTGACAAATCGGGTTCTGATCGAGCCGCACGAAACTACGGATGGCGAACTGGTCACGCCGCCGTATTGGTCGCGCGTGCTCAAGGCCGTCATCGGCGACGATGACTACGCCCGGTTCATCGCCAAGGGTGGCCGTCCGAATCAGTTCCGTCTGGTCTGGTCGAAGATGCAGCGCGAGATGTTGGAGCGCCAGGCCGAAGACTCGAAAAGTAAGGGCAGCGCTTGACATCTGGCGGCGCTGGCCGACAGAAATCGAGTTCGACCTACTGAACCTCCCCGCGCCGGTCGACATCGCCGACTGGCTACAGGGCACCCGCGACGAGCATGGCCGACTCAAGCTATCGAGTCGTCGCCTGCTCGTCATCCTCGAGAAGTTGCCCGACGAGTCGGAGTTCAAGACTCAGGCGATGCGCAACGGCGACTGGACCACCGTCCAGAAGATGATCGCCGAGACGCACAACTTCGTCGCCAAGCATTATTCGGCGTACCTGCAGGCGCACGGCGTCGAGGGCGAAGACGTGATGTTCACCCCGTTCGTGTCGCCCGTCGAACTGATGGAGACAGTTCGAGAGGCCGAGGCCGAGATCGAGTTCTCGGATGGCGCGCTCGATACCGTACTCAACCAAATGGGTTGGTAGTGACCCTAATTCGCGAAAGGTGGTGGATCTGTGGTTGTGCACATTGATGTGGATACACAGCTCGACCACAGTTCGATCAATCGGTCAGCCGATGAGATCAAGCGCGAGATGGAGAAGCGCGGCGACAGCGCCGGTCAGGGCTGGACCGACGGGTTCGCCAAAGCCGTCGAGCGCGACACCAATGTGCGCAAGGCCGCCGAGAAGGTTGGTGACTCGCTCGACAAACTCACCGCCGCCGAGGCGCGCCGGGCGACGGAGCTGGCGAAGTCGAAGGCCGTCAACGACGCCGTTGCCGCATCCGAGGAGAAGCTGAACAAGCAGCGCTCACTGGGATTCAGTACGAGCGCTGCCGAGACCGAGAAGGAATTGACCGCTCTGCGCGAGAAGCAGAACGAGATCAACAACCGGCTCGTCATCTCCACCACCGAAGTCAGTCGGGCCGAGCGCGACCGCACCCGCTCGATCCGTGAGGCGGGTGACGCCTACCGTCAGATGGGCAATGACGGCGAGTCGGCGATGAGCCGGCTATCCAAGCTCGGCGACCTGCCAGGCGTTGGCGGTGCGATCAAGTGGAACGTCGGGCTCATCGGCATCGGCACGCTTCCCGCCGCGGCCACGGCGATCACCGAAGTGGCTGGAGCCGTGCAGCAGCTGGCGGGGGCGGGTCTCGCGCTGCCGGGCATCTTCGCCGGTATAGCCTCCTCGGTCGGTGTCGGGATGCTGGGCATGTTCGGCATGTCCGATGCGCTCGACAAGATCAGCAAGGCCGACCTCACGGGCACGCAGGCGTCGGTCGATGCGGCGAACAAGGCGCTGGACGGCCTGTCACCGGCGGGTGCCGACGCCGTCAAGACCGTGGCGGGCCTCAAGGGCACGTTCATGGACCTGCGGAACATCGCGTCCGAGAACATGCTTGACGGATTCTCGGGCGGCCTCAAGAGGCTGGTTGCGGCTGACCTGCCTGCGGTCACGCGCGGCATCGATGGCATCTCCCGGGGCATCAATCAGAACCTGACACAGGCGATGACGTCGCTGGGCTCGGGGTCGTCGCAGGGGTTTCTGGATCGGATATTCGGCAATACGGGCGATGCTCAGCGGCGGCTAACGGCCGCCATCGACCCAGCCATTCACGCCATCGGCACGCTGACGGCCGCGGGCTCGGATTCATTGCCGCGCTTGGCCGATGCCGTCGGCAAGGTGGCTGATCGGTTCGATCGGTTCATCACCGCCGCCGATGGCGATGGCCGCCTGAAGAAGTGGATCGACGAGGGGCTCGACGGGTTCACCAGCCTAGGCAACATCGCGCTGAACATCGGCAAGTCGTTCACCGCGGTCACCGCGGCGGCGGGCGGTGGTGCTGGACTACTCGGCACGCTGGAGTCGGCAACCGGGAAGCTGCAGACGTTCCTGAATTCCAGTGACGGACAGTCGAAGCTGAAGCAGTTCTTCGCCGATGGCCGCGACATGTTGGGCCAACTGAAGGACGTCGCGACGACGGCCGGCCCAGTGCTGGCAGGCGTGTTCCAGGCGGGAGTTAGCGCGGCGAACTCCTACCTGCCCCTCATCAAGCAAGTCCTCGACATCATCAACAAAATCCCGGGCGGCGCCGAGGGAGTTGTCAACGCGTTCATCGCATGGAAGACCATCTCGGGTATCGGGTCGCTCGCGACATCCTTGACGAACGTCGGCGGCCTGCTTGGCGGACTAGGCCCGAAGGCGACTGCCGCTGGCGGGGCGATGAGTTCGGCACTGACGCTCGCCGGCCCGATCGCCGCCGCGGTGGCCTTGTCGATCGCGTACGACGGCGTCCTCAACAAGATCAATCAGATAACCGGAACGACGATCGCGACGGATCTGAACAACCGCGTCGGCCCCGGCAGTGCCCAGTGGTGGATCGACGAGGCACAGGGCAAACATCCCACCGAGGCGAAGTCGGCTGCACAGAGTGCGCTCGATGCAGCACGGGAAACCGCGCGGCTGAACGGCCCGCCCCCCTTGCTGCCGGGGTCGATCTCGTCGGACACGTTGGCGCGCAAGGACGACATGACGGGCGTTCCCAAGTCGGTGCTGACGTCGGCTGACGTTCCCGGGGTGAGTTCCTACTCGGCCCCCACCGTCACCTCAGGTGGCAGCGGCAAGGACAAGACCCCCTTCATCGACCCGTCCAAGTACATGATGGGCGACCCGCTCGCCGGCATGCCCGGCGCGGTGGCCGGTGCCGACCCCTCCAAGATCTACGACGCCGACAGCAAGGTCATCACCGCTACGCACAACCTCGAGCAAGGCCGCCTCGCGCTGCAGGTACTGGAGGCGAAGGGCAATGCGACACAACAGGAATTACTGACCGCGAAGAACAACCTGGTCGAGCAGGAACGCGCGCTCTACAACGCGCAGGCCGACGACATCAAGGCCCGCACGAACCAGATGAAGCAGTCGGCTTCCGATCTCGCGTCGATCTTCGCACCGCTCGATCAGGACTTCGGCATATCCAAGGGCATACCCGGCCTCGTCGAGAACCTCACCAGGATGTTCGGCAACATGGCGCTCGCGGGCGCTATCGGCTCGTCGCCATCACTGCAGACCGCGGCGCTGTCGCTGATGAGCGATGGGTCCGGCAGTCGCGGCGGCGGCGGTGGCGGATATGGCATGTCGGGCAGCTTCACTGGCATGTCCGGCGGCAGCCCAAACGTCAACGCGATGCTCGCCCTCGCTCAAGGCGCCAGCGGCAACACCAAGTACGCCGCGGCATCCGATCTCGTCAACGGACTGGCCGACTGCTCGGGCTCGATCTCGGATCTCTACGAGGTCTTGAAGACGGGCACGTCCACGCCAGCCCGCGATTTCACGACCGCGAATTTCGCCACTCCGGCTGGAGCCGCGGCGTTGGGTTTCCAGCCAGGGTTCATGCCTGGGGCTTTCAACGTCGGTGTCCATCAGGGCGGCCCCGGCGGCGGCCACATGGCGGCCACGCTGCCGAACAACGTCAACTTCGAGGGTGGCGGCGGGACGGGCGGGGGCGCGCAGTACGGCGGCTCGGCCTCGGGTGCTCTAGACCCGCAGTTCGAGAGCCAGTACTACATGCCCGTCGGCGGCCCCTCGTCGATCGGTCCTGCGCCCCTCGGTGGCGGGGTTGGCGCTCCTGCCGCTGGCGGTGGTGGAATCCCCATCCCGGACATCACAAATCCCGGGCTGTACAACCCAGCCACGGGTACCTACGGCGGACCGGGTGGCGCCGGGCCATTGCCTGCTATCCCCGCGGGCGCTGGCGGCGGACAGGGCTACATGGGACTCGGTGGCCCACCTCCAATGACCACCGGCACCCCATTCCCCGCCGGATCGGGCGGCGGCGGCCAGATCGGTGGCGCGGCGCTCGACATGGCAACTGATGCGGGCGCGATGGCGCTGGACGTCATGGCCCCCGGTGCCGGAGAGGGCGCCAAGATCGGAATCCAGCTCGCCAAGCGGGCCATTCAATACGGCGCCCAGGTCGCGGGTATCGCCACCAGTGGCGTGATGGAGACGCTGCTGCCCGCAGGCTCTCCATTGGCGGCCAATTCGTGGTTCTCCAAGCTGGCGGGCGGACTGTCGGGCGCACGCCCCGCGAAGGACAACCTGGCGGGCAAGGGTTCGGCGCAGGCCGCGCCGCCTATGCCGGGGGCGCCCGGTGCTAGTGGTCAGCCCGGCCAAGGCGGCGGCGACACCAACATCAGCGTCACCAACCAGCGGGCCACCGAAGACGGCACCGGCCGCGACATCCAGCAGCACCTCTCGGCCCAGTACGCGCAACCGGGGCCAGGATGACCGGCGCCCCGTCCGTCCGCCTCCCCAGCGGCCCGATCACGCCGCAAGGTGCTTACCACTTGCTCAACGGCAAGATCCCGATGCTCTGGCTCGATGCCCCCGACGGCTCGATCCGCATCGACTTCATGGGCGGGCTGTCGATGATCGACCGCACACGCCCCGAGTCGGTGCACATCAAAAAGGACGGGCTCAAGGGTCTCATCGCGCCGTGGAAGCAGGTCAAGCAGAAGGGCGCCACGCAGGACGGCATCACGTTCATCGACGCGCTGAACGATGAGCTCGAGGTGCAGATCACCGCGATAGCCCGAGGTCGCGACGCGCAGCACCTGCGCCAGGTGATCCGCTACCTGACTGGCTCTGTCGACCCGAAGAAGACGTCCAAGCTGAACTTCTTCACCCAGGAGATGGGTCACTGGTGGGCTGACGTCCGTTGGATGAAGACCTTGCCCGGCCCGATGTCTGGTGCTCAGCAACGCAAGCAGCAGGTCGATCTCATGCTGGAGAGCGACGGGACCGGATGCTGGCAGTCCGACCCCGACAGTGCGACGTTCAGCTTCGTCTACGACGACGTGGTCGACCTATTCGACACGGAGTACCCCAACGACGCCGGCCCGAACTGGCCGCTGCACTACTACGACGGCACGGGCGGCGGGCATCCGCGCATCGAGCGTGGCTACCTGACGTGGGTCGACGACCCCGATCACCTGATCCTCACCAGCGGTCTCAGTGTCGCCATGGGGCCATTCAAGAACTTCTCGACCGTGACCAACAACCAGGTCGTGTCGATGGTGCTCGGCTGGTTCCAAGAGATCACGTTCCCCGACGGCGCCGAGAACCACCTGTGGGCGCGCATGGGCCGCAACGTCGACGGCAGCTGGAACGGCAACGGTGTGCGCGCCAGCATCGGGCCGTTCAGCGTGGAGCTGTCCCGCTTCAACAACTTCGTCGAGACCCCGATGATGCAGTGGTTCAACCTGCCATCGCTACCGGGCGAAAGCTACACGCTCGTCGCAGGATTCGTGGACAACCCGCGCCACTTCCAGATCCAGCGCAATGGCCTGCCGATCTGGGATCACGTCGAGGCCGCAACCGGACTGTCGGTGATCAATGCGTCGCATCGCGGCGTCGGCATCGGGATGCGTGCGGGTGGCGCCATCATCACTCAGGCCACCCCCTCGGCGCTGCTGTCGTTCAGCGCGGGGGACAACGCCACGGTCACCCAGTCGGGATTCCTCGAGCGGGTCAACGTTGGTGATCAGGGAATGTACGACGACTACACGATTTTCGGGCCCGCGAGCAAGGTGAAGATCTGGAACGGCCCGGACTCTGACGACTGGGTGGAGATCGGCCCGCTGCTGCCCAATCAGGTGATGTTCGTGCGCAGTGATCCGCGCGACCGCCAGGTGCAGGATCTGACGTCCGTGCCGCCAACGCCGCAGGAGCTCACCCAGTTTCAGCAGGCATCGAGTGCGTTCCTCAGTCTCGTCGGGGTCGCAGGTACGCCACTGGCGCAACAGATCGAGTCCTTCTTCGGGGTTACGCCGCCACAGGGTCCGACCTACTCGCTTCTCAAGGGCCGGTTCAGTGACGCTGCGGCCATCCCGCCGAAGTCGCCCGGTGAGCCCGTGCGGCCCTATCACGTGAAGGTCTCCATCGAGGGCGGCAACGCATCCTCGACGATCGTCGCGGCAGGTACGCCGCTGCGAAGGCTGCCCTGGTGACATCCACCGAACTCGCGCGCTGGAATGCGCGCAATACAGCCGCGCGCAGAAGCGAACTCGAGCTGTGGAACGCCGACGTCCAGTCAGGCGATCCGGAGCGCGTCGCCCGCTCTGCCAAGCGTCTCGCCGACGAGCTGGCCAAGGTCGACCCCGAGTGGATCTTCACCCTGCACGACAAGTGGTGGCGGCCCACGGGGGAGGTCGGCAAGCACCTCGTCGAGGCGTCGGGCACCGATCCGCGCAACAACGTGCCCTCGGCCACGATGAAGCAGACCGGCACCTCACCGCACATCGGCAAGATGATGGAGTGCCGCCGAACGCTGGTGGGCGTCACGGTCGAGACGGCGGGGCTGCGGTTCCCGTTCTACGTCCAGAAGCACAGCTACAAGCTCGACAAGGGCGAATACACCTCTACCGCAACACTTCGCGGCATCTGGGACATCCTCAACTACTTGGTCATCATTCCCTCATGGTGGCTTCCGTTGATCGCCCAGCCGTTCTCCTATGCGGTGTTCTTCGGGCCCATCGTGACGTGCATCGAGAACATGATCACCGAGTGCGCGTTGCGGCTGCAGCTCGGCCTCTGGGAGTTCATCGACAACATTGCCTCGCTCAACCCCGACTTCCGCACCTGGTTCGGCACGCTGATCACTGCTGGCGGCATCACGCTCCAGTCGCTCGCCGAGATGGCCAAGACGCCGATGTATGTGGTGCGCACCAACCCGTTCCTGGACACGTCGCCACTGTGGGGCAAGACGGTTCGCATGGAGACCTGCGGGACGATCATCACCGAGGCCACGCGGCCGTACGGAGTCATCGTCGAGGTCGACCTCTGGAAAGAGGGCGACGCGCAGCCCGACGCCTGGGCCAACCTGACCAAGCCCACCTATGTCATTCGGGTGAAGGACAGAAGCCAGATTGAGGGTCCGACGAAAACCGTTCTGGACTCAGCGATCCGGACGACGGTCGACCTGTTCGGCCAACTGTTCGGTCAGGTCGACGGGATCCTCGGCCAGGCACAGGGCATGGAGGGCGTGTTCGTCGCGCCGGTCATCGGCCTGAACTTCGTCGCTCCGTGGGTGATGCTCGAGTTACCCGAGCCCGGCAACGATGGCGGCCTGCTCACGTGCGAGGTCATCGACCACACGCCCACCGGTTGGCGCCACATCATCGGCGGAAAATCTCCGAAGTGGTTGAACGACTTGATAAATGCGTTCTTCTCCTGGGTCATCGACTCAGCCATGATAGTCATAGGGTTTGTGGGTATTCCCTCGAATGCCGGTGCCCCCCCGGGCAACTGGGGGGGCACCGGCATTCGAGGCCCTTGGCATTTTGGACGGTTTTCTGAACGACGCCTTCCTCGCATTTCAGCAGCTGGATCTGTTCAACCGCCGTGTCGACGTTGGCGTCTACCACCCGGCGATCACCCAGTTCCATGCAACCGGCGCACCCCCGTACAACATCCAGGCGCTGTTCACCTTCATCAAGGTGATCTGGGAGTCACGCGGCTGGACCTCAGTAACCGCAACGTTCCGAAACGGCGAAATCTACACGCTCGGAAAAGATTTCTTCAAGGGGATGCTCTTCTCGATCGTCTACATGGGTCGCACCCGGATGGTCACCGATTACGTCGAGCTCATCATGTGGCGGATCAACGCCAACGAGCGCGAAATTCTCGTCCAGATCGGCGACGGCCAGGCCGACGAGCCGCCGATCGCGAAGCACGAACGTCTACTCACCGCAGCCATGGAGGGCATCAATGTTCTTACCCTCGCCCCGAATTCGTAGGGAGATCTAGTGCCCACGTTTGGAATGACCACGTTCGACGAGACCGGCCAGGAGTGGTTCACCTGGGACTTCAAGGCCAAGTTCAAGGTCCCGTGGGACCCGAACAACCCCGTGATGATCCTGTGCGCGCCCCCCGGTGGTGTCGGACATGCCAACTTCCCCGCGATGGTCAAGGGCGACAACGGATTGACTCCGCTACTGCAGGAGGACGCCGAGGTCACCGAGCTCGAGTGGAACGACGCGACCTCGGTGTCGAGCCAGTGGGTCATGGTGTCGCCGGGGTCACTGTTGGTGCCGCCGCTGTACAAGGAAGTCAAGACGATCCGCAAGGGCAAGCCGGGCATCGACGGGACGAGCGTGCTCAACCCCGCGTCGTTCGGCACGCCGCTGTACAAGTGGATGCTCCAGGTCAACGCCGCGACCGACGAGTTCGAGTACGTGCCGCAGAAGGTCGGCGGGATGCACTGGCCCATCACCGCTGCCACCGCTGCGCCGCCCGGACAGACCGCGGGCTTCACGCTCCACACCATCTCCATCCCGGCGAACACCTATCCGTTCGACTGGCGGCCGGAGGTGTCGGGCTCCACGATCGTGACGGGCTCGTCGGCTGATGTGGTGGTCGATCTCGTCGCCCGCCTGAACGGCACCAGCGGCCCGGTCGTGGGACGTTGCCCTGGCGTCGGTGGCATCACCGATCGCCTGATCCTGGCGTCTGGCCCCGATGGTGGCGCCCTCAGTGCCGACGTGACAGTGGCGGCGAACGCGGCGGCCGTGCTCTACCTACGCAGCGAGAAGCAAGGCGGCGCAGCCACATACGGGACCAGCGCCGCCGCCACCCGCTTCAGCTTCGTCGCGGTGCCAGTCCCGTAATGAGCCTGCAAGCTCCTCCTGACTACGCGGTTGGGGTCGACGACGCCATCCACAACCTGCCGGCGCAGTCGACCAGCTCGCCGTTGGACATGTTCGGCCAGATCGCTGCGTCGATCCGGTTCATGGTCGAATCGTTCATCGGCCAGGTGGCCATTGCGTTCGGCGGCATCAGCATCTTCGGGTGGAAGCCGTTCGACTTCCTCGCCCAGTGGGGCCAGGACCGCATCGACGAGGCGTCGGCGAACTACTTGGCCGCCACCTCTGCGCAGGCCGCCGCGAACACGGCGAACACCAACGCCAACAACGCGCTGACCTACATCGGGACGCTGATCAACGACCTACTTACGGTTCCGGCGACGGTGATTGGCAATCTGCCACAGGCTTTGGTGTCTGGGCTGGTCGCTGCACTCGACGCTGCCGCCGCCACGGCCGGAACCGTCGTCAATGTCATCGACGGAATCGTCAACGGCTTCCTGGGGTTGTTCGGCGTCGGCTGGGGGGTCGCTGATGCGCAGGCGGCTGCGGCGGCTATTGCTGAGCAGCAGGCGGCTACGGCTGCTGGGGTTGCGGCGTTGCAGCAGCAGTCGAATACGGCTGCGCAGTCGGGTGCTTCTGCGTTTGTTGACTTTTCTACGTTTGCGGATGCTACGTCGTTGGGTGCTGCTTTTGCGCAGTTCTATTCTGGGGCTGGTACGAATACGTGGGGTATCACGTCGGGTCGGGTTTCGGTTATTGCCCCGTCTGGGATCACTGGTGGGCGTGTAGCGCGGGCTGTTTATACGGCGTTGGATACGTTGACGGATTACCAGCGTGTGAGCGCGGTGTTTTCGTCGAGTCAGATGGTCACTCAGTACGGGTTTCCTTTTTCGCCGTTCTTCGCTTACGGCTTCAATTATATTGACGGTCGAAGCGATGCCACGGGGGCCAATTGTGTCCGCGTCATTTTCGGTAATGGAACGTTGTGGTTCGGCGCTGTCATTGGTGGGGTGTGGACGCAGTGGACGACGCAGGCCCACGCGTTCCGCCCGGGTGCGATTTACTCCCTGGAGTGCGGCACTATCGGCGGCATCCGTCAGTACAAGGTTTTGTGCAACTCGGTTCCGATTCTGGTGTGGACCGAGGTCGGCACTGCCAGCTTGCTAGGTGCGAGTTACAGGAAGAGCGGGTTGGGCGCGGAGTGGCAGTTGGGTATCGACGGCGCGGGTGTGCCGTGGTATGCGGGGCCGGGTGGTGTCGCTGCGTTCGCTGTCGCGGATTCGACTTTGCCGACGCTGATCGGTTCGATAGGCCGCGCATACCGTGGATCCAGCACGTCCGGGTTGGTGGGTGTCGCTGGGACTAGCTACGTCCCTGTCCCGAATGGCTTATTCGACACTATTGAGTACGCCAGCACGGACCTGAGTTTCAATACCACTACCGGTACGTGGACTGTGACGAAGCGGGGCAACTATCTTATTTCAGCCCAGATGCAGTGCGCTATTACTAACCAGATGGGCATCGTGAACGTGATGGTCAATGGCATCTTGAGGGCGGGCGGCGGATCTGGTGTGGCGGCTGCGGGGTCTTTCTTAACTGCCCTAAGTCCGGGGGATTACGTCCAGATCGTATTTAAGGCCTACACAAACCTGGATATCATCGGCGCCGCGGTGGGAAACGTCACGTGGTTTCAAATCGCAAGAATAACTGAGGATGTAGTGCTATGAGTGAAGGTGTTTCTACGGTTCTGGGTGCGGTTGATAATCCGACCGGTGGCAAGCTGCGAATCTCGCCAGATGGTCTGGTTGTCGCTGACGAGCTGGTGAACAACCCTCGCGGCGACTGGTTCCTGTACGTGCGAGGTGTGCGTATTGCGTACACCACTAATGAGAAGAATCCCGAGATCGCTTCGTGGCCACTACTGAAGGAGGTTGTAGGTGAATAATTTCGGTCCTGAGCCGCAAGTGTTGACGGATGATCCGGTTGTTGCGCCGAAGTCGGCTGCGTTGGATGCGGCGAAGTTGACAACCCCGTCGGTCGCGACAACCGATGCCGTCATCGAGCGCATCAACGGCATCACGGACAGCGACATCACCCCCGAGCAGATTAGGGCTGTGTTGGCCGCGCTGAACACCACCAAGGCCGGGCTGCCTGTCGGGACAGCCCTACAGGACCCTGCCAGCGGCAATGTCGCGGTGCGTATCTCACAGGACGGCCTGGAGATGTGGCGGGTCATCTCGCTGGACGGCGGCGTATGGAACGACATGGAGCCGACCCTTCCGTGGACACGTCTCGCCGATCCGCTCCCCGCAGCCTGACCAACGAAGGAGGTAGCCCCCGTGGATCCTGAATACGCAACCGGCGCAATCAAGTACGACCCGGCGACCAAGGCGGTTGCCATCCGCACGATGCTGCCCGACGACGAGAAGTATGGCCATCAGGCATGGCTCGCCGCATACACCGACGCACTGGGCGCGCAGTTCCGTACCAGTGATTTCGTCGCCAACTGGGTTGACGTCCCCGTGCCCATCATCATCGACGGAACGGGTGGCTGATGCCGATCAACTGCACGCTCACCTACAGGCACCTGGCCAACGACACCGAGGATACCTCGGGCGACATCGGCACCATTCCCGCGATCGGCCCGGTGTACGCGGAGGCCCAGTTCGCCGATGGTGCAGCAGCATTGGGCTCCGACGCCACCGGGTACACGATCCGCCGATTCGAGGGCTATCTCGACACCGACGGCATTCTGAAGAACAAGCCCGGCGGCACAGCAGGCATGCGGGTGTGGGCCAACGATCCGCTGTTCAACCTAACCCGCCTGCCCTACACGGTGACGTTCGACCTCTACGACGCGCTGGGTCGGCGAATTGCGCTCAACGGCGCCACGTTCGACGCACCATCCACCGACACGACGGTTCCTCTGGCGAACGTGTTGCCCGTGCCTGGTGCGATGGCGGGGGGCATTCAGCGCCGCTCCAGTTATGCCGAGGACATCATCGACATCGGCGTGACTGGCCACGCGCTGGTCATCGCCGAGACCCCAGCAGAGGCATACGCCGCGCTCGGTGGCGGTGGCAGTCCCGGCGCCGGGATTACCGACGTCGTGCAGGACACCACCCCGCAGCTCGGCGGCGACCTCGACCTGAATGGGTTCGCGGTCGGCCTAGCGACCGCAGCGGACCTGCTGAAGCTGCACGCCATGACGGCCACTGGGACTGAGCTGAACTACGTCGATGGCGTCACGTCGGCGATACAGGCCCAGATCGACGGAAAGCAGCCTCTAGACGCGGATCTGACCGCGCTCGCAGCCCTGACCACACCGGCGACCAAGCTGGCTGGAATCGCTACTGGTGCAACCGCCAACGACACCGACGCCAACCTGAAAGCCCGTGCCAATCACACAGGCACCCAATCTGCCGACACGCTGACCGATGGAACGACGAACAAGGCATTCCTCGCCACCGAGCGCACGAAGCTGACGGGTATCGCGACAGCCGCCACCGCCAACAGCGCCGATGTCGTTCTGCTCGCGAGGGCGAACCACACCGGCACTCAGTCGGCAGACACACTGACGGACGGCACCACGAACAAAGCGTTCCTGGCCACGGAGCGGACCAAGCTAACGGGTGTCGCCACCGCGGCCACCGCGAACAGTTCGGATGCAACTCTGCTGGCGCGTGCCAACCACACGGGTACGCAGACCGCGGACACGATCACAGACGGCACGACGAACAAGGCGTACACCGCGGCCGAGAAGACGAAACTGGGCCTGATCACCGGCACCAACACCGGTGACCAGACCTCGGTGACGGGGAACGCGGGCACTGCTACGGCGCTTGCAACCGCTCGCACCATCAACGGGGTCAGCTTCAACGGCACGGCGAACATCACGATTCCAGTCCCATCCGATTTCATGCTGGTACAGGTGGGAAACATCGCCCGCGCAGTCGGGTCGGGAGACTTCGCGGTCGGTCACTACGTTGGGCGCGCATTCACGGTGACGAAGGTGGTGTACCAGTTCGACACTGTTGACGCTTCCGGCAGCACCACCGTTGAGTTGCGGCGCAATGGAACCCAGGTCACCAGCTCGAGCGTCGCGGTGACCGCGGCGAACCAAGTGGACGGCACGGCCACCGATGCGGCGCGATCTGTGACGGTCAACCAATCGTTCTCGGTGGGCGATCGAATCAGTCTGCAAATCACAGGGGTTGGCACCACGCCCGGCAAGGGACTCCGGGCTTGGGTCGTCGGCACGTGGAACTGACATGTTCGTAGTTGCAGCTAACAACGCATTAACGCCCTCACCTGTGGCGTACGACGCCACAGGCGGGGGGGCCGCTCTCCGCGACCAAACCGTGTCGCCTCTTTCGACTACTTGGTCACACACCGCGCAAGCTGGCGCGGACGTGTTCGCCTGGGTATATGCCCAGCAGAATGCTCAAAACGGGATCTCGTCGATTGCCGCTACTTACGGCGGCACGGCAATGACCCTGCTCAGCAGCGTCAAGCTCGGCAACACCAACTACGGCACGCTCGCGTTGTTCCGCCTGGCCAACGTGGCGGGCGGGGCACAAACCGTCAGTGCCACCGCAACCGCACCCAGTGGCGGGATAAGCAACCTGATTGGGAACTCGGAGTCCATCCTGAACGTAGGCACGGTCGGCACCATCACCACGAACTTCGGCCTGGCCGCGTCCGTATCGGTGGCTGCGACCGGGGTTGCGCAAGGCGTGGTGATCAACGCATTCGTTGCGGCGTCGACCACCGGCACGGTGACATTGAGCTCCTATAACGGGACTCAGCGTTACATGACTGCGGCGACCGACTCGCCGTTGGTGATGGGCGATACAAGCACGATCGGCTCCTTCTCGTTTACGGCTTCGATTTCGGGGAGCTTCAACTGGTGCGGGATCGCCGCCGTACTCACCCCCTGACCGGCGTGGCCTAGTACGAGGGTTCCCAGCCCTCAGCGTCACAGCGGACGCAATGCCACTTAGTGCCCTCGGCGACCTCGTACACGACCTGCGTGTCGTGGCTGACGTTCACACCGCAAACCACCCCGGCGGTTGCCCACTTCTGGGCTAGTCCCGCAAAGCCGCCGAACACCACGCTGAGCAGCGCCCCCAGGACCATCACGGCCGGGAATCTTACACGCCAACTCAACCCCCTGGCCAGCGTTTCCTAGCCCCACCCAGCACGGCCCCGTGGCCGTGTCCAGAAAATCGGAGGTACCCCCGTGATCCGTTGGTATCAGTCCCGCTGGTGGATCTCCGAGCAACGCTGGTGGTACATCGAGCGCCCATTCCCGTGGCCGCTCATCGTTGCTCCAGTCCTCATCCTGGCCGTCCTCGTCTGGGTGCTGTGGTGATCGAGGTCTGCGCCTGGGTTGCTGGTGGCCTCGCTGCCGGTCTCGTCTTGTTCGGCGCCACCGCATATCTGGCGCTCATGTGGTTCGACCTTCCAACGCTCATCGAGGAGTTCTGAATGCCCGCTCTTGGCCGGCTCGTCGAGCATGACGAACGCTCACGCCTCTACCAAGCCGTCAAGGCCGCAACGCAGCGGTCGGTGCTGTGGGGTCATCACGCACCAGTCCTCGACCAGGGAGACCTCGGGTCGTGCACTGGTAATGCGACCGCACAGTTGATCAACACCGACTTCTTCGCGAAGTCCCGCAAGTCCGGCGCTTACCTGGCCGAGCAGGACGCGGTCCAGATCTACGAGTTGGCCACCCGGCTCGACGGAATCCCAGGCAACACTTACCCGCCAACCGATGGCGGCTCGAGCGGTATTGGTGCTGCGAAAGCAGGCGTGAACCTGCACTACTTCACTGGCTACAAGCACACATTCGGGTTCGACCACTTCTGCTTGGCATTGCAAACCCAGCCGGTGATCGTCGGAACCTCTTGGTACGAAGGCATGTTCAGGCCAGACCGCCACGGCGTAGTGAGGATGGGCGGTGCCGTCGCAGGCGGTCACGAATACCTGGCGCTCGGCATCTCGTACGAGAGAAAGACACTCACCTTCCTGAATAGCTGGGGATCCTCCTGGGGGATTGGTGGGCGCTTCCATATGTCGTTCAACACCTTCAATCAACTACTCAACGACCAGGGCGACGTCACCGCACCGGTAGGTGTGGCCTGATGCCTGATTACGAACCCGGCTGGGGCGGCCTCTCGCTGCTGTTCTTCTGGTGGAAGTGGCGATGGGTCCATGAAGCGTTGGGGCACACCATCGCTGATGATGCTTGCAGCTGCGGAATGAGTTGGACCTGATGGCGCGGGAGCGGTTCACCGACCACGACTGGAGCGGTCCAGATCGCGGCGAGATCGACCTCGGTCACGGCACCACCGCATCTCTGTGGTGGCTCGACGCCGAGCACACGCAGCCGGGCGGCCTATGGGAATGGCACACGTGCCTCACCAAGGACCACTGGGGACCCGGCAGCGTCATATTCGACGTTCCGGGCAATGAGGACGAACGTGTGCGCTGGCAACTGGAGTCGCTGGACCCGCTGACGGTGTCGCCCTCCGTTGCGTGCACGACATGCGGCCACCACGGGTTCATCCGCCAGGGCGTGTGGGTCCCAGCGTGACGACCAAGGACCAAGTCGCACAGCTCATCGTCGGTGAGGCGAAGGCGCGCAATCACACTCGCGACGAATGCCTGGGTGAGCTGAGCGCCCTGTATCAGGAGTCCGAGCTGGACGAGACCGTCTGGGATCCGACTCACACCACCTACGGCGTCGCTCAACAGGACGGGTCCTACGCCCACCGCTTCGACGGTGCCGCTGCTCAGATCAAGGCGTTCTTCGACAAGCTCGACGTCAAACGCACCTCACCGGGGCACGGCGACATCTGGCTGAACATCTGCTGGTTGCAGCAGGCGCCGAACTGGCCCAGCGCCCAGTACTGGTGGGACCACGGTCGGCAGGCGTACCTGACCGAGATCAAGTCCCGCATCGCGACCGTCACCCCGTACCTCAACAAATACTGGCCCACCGGAGGAGCACCCGTGCCCACGAACCGACCTGACTTCAACGAGATCAACGAGATTGGCCTCGACAATGGCAATCACGCCTCGGTGCGAAGCCGACCGGCAATCAACTTCTTCCTGCACACCCAAGAGGGCGACGGGAGCGCCACCGACCTCTCGGCCTACCTGCGTAGTACCAGCGGCACCTCGGCGGTGAGCTACCACTACACGATCAGCCAGGCCGCCGACGGTGGAGTCACTGTGGTCGACGTGGTCAACA